TTGAAGATCGTACTTGTCTTCTAGCTTGTCTAAACGCTTGAGAATCTTTTCTTGTAATTTTCGATTATACATACCAGCGGCTATTGTTAATGTAACATATATCCATTACATTTTATTAATGGCTCGCAATCGACTAGCAGGTAAACATCCATCTTACAAAAAGAGAGGTATGTCTAAGTCGGCCATTGCAAAGAAGAAGGCTTACGATTCTAAGTACCAAAAGAAAAAGTCAGCGGTTAAGAAGAGGGTAGAGGCAAATAAATGCAACCGAAAAGCTGGAACTTATGGTAATGGAGATCGTAAGGATGCTAGCCATGGCAAAAAGGGTTGTCGCAAGATGGAATCGCAAGCTCGTAACAGGGCAAGAAACGGACAAAAGAAAGGACGCTCTACCAGAGCCAGAAGAACCAACACAAAAAGAAAGTAGTCATGGTGATCCAAGAATTCATGGGGTTTGAAAAAGACATTTACTCCATGTTTCATTACAAGGACGTGACTATTACAATCGTACAAGATTCCAACGGCACCCTCTTAGCCATATCCTATGAGACAGATGACTTCGAGATCGAAGAGTTGTCTTTATAAGGAAAATAAGTATATACAAATTTTTTTTCTCGACGCTAAAAGCGTCTAGTTGCATATGTAGGATTTATATGTTACGTTAAAGGGTAACAAAAAAAACAATATGCAATCCACAAAACCCGGAATCGCATACAAGCTTTTTAATTTTAAAAGTGAGGATTACCAGGAGATACGTTTTACTGAAAAGGTAGACGGTAAGTATATCCCAGGTACAACGAACGAGGAGGTGATAGAAATGATGATTGATCGTTTTTACCAGCTTAATAAAAAAAGTTTTAGTAGTGAGAATCAAGTAGTTATCTTACTGCTTAAGATTATTCGACAGCAGTTAAGTAAAAGGTTAAGCCGCAAAATTGACAACGTCAAGAAATATGAGCAAAGTGAAGGCGAACGTAACGCTGCGGAATGACGCAAAAGGTTACATAGAAGACTATTTGATTTTATTGAATGGTTTACTAAAGTTGACTTCAACTGAGATCAAGGTTTTAGCTGCTTTTATTCATTACGATAGTACTGAATGCGCGTCTAAAAAGGCTAGAAAGATTGTAGCAGAGTCATTAAAAATGAAGAATGTGGCTGTATTAAACAACTACATCAAAGCATTAAAGGACAAAGGCTGCATACAGAAGAGTATAACAGGAGCATACAAGTACAATACCATAGTAACTCCTCCTGAAAACTTGGAATCAATAGAATTTGTATTGTCAGTAGTGAATGATTGAAGTAACGTTTAAGTTTCCTGATGAGCTAGATCTAGCTATGTACTATTTAAACGAGCAGTTTAAACGGTTTATAAGAGACGACATCGTTCTTCCTTTTCATGAAATAAGCTTCTCAGAGTCAGAGATCAAGATACTTATGTGGTATTCTGATGATGACGATTCAGACAATGATGACGGAGATGGCGGAGATGACGATCCACTATGGCCTATTATAATGCCAGACGAGCCGCTAACCTTTAGCATAACAGGCTATATACCAGAATTTACATCTGACTTTACATCTGCATACATATGAAATCATACAAATTAGAAAGTTTACTGGTGTTACTAATAATAGCAACTATCTGCATTGGCTAAAAACAAGCATAAAGCGGAATTAATCCAAGAAGTCCAGAAGGAACTTGGGGGTACTCACGCTGAAATAGAGTCTGTGGTAAATAGCCAGTTTATCTTCATTAAGAAAACGCTGGAAGCAGGCCATTTTAATAGTGTTAGGATGCCCTATTTTGGAAGATTTATGGTAAATCCGTATCGGTTACGAAAGCTCAACATAGCTATGGCAACAAATAGAAAGTCTAAAAAATGAGTTTGTTTAAGATAGAAGCGTTTACAGTAGTAGTCGATCCAGAACTCCGTTTAATTAAAGAGTTTAAAGACTTGATTGCAGAGGATAAAGCACGAGATAAAAAGAACGCTTTGCTGTGGTTTGCATATATATATCATATGTATGATTACAAGTCACCTTATCAGTTGTACGATAACAAGGAAAGGCATTTAAGAGTAGTCAAGGACCTTAACCTACCAGCTGACTTTAAGCATTCTAAAAGAATGGAGTTAGCTGTAGTTAAATACAAGGAACTACGTACTACTCCTACTGTAAAAACTTTAATTACTACTCGTCAGGCTCTAACAAGCGCAGAAAAAGCTATACAAGCATTAACGCAAAAGATTGAAATGCTGCTTGTAGATAATGAAGATGAGGAAAGAGATACTGTTTCTGAGGCAATTAAGAACGTAACCAAGCTGTTAGAAATTGCTGAAAGACTGCCTAAAATGTCTGAGATCATTGTTAACCTGGAAGACAAGGTTAAGAAAGAACAGACAGGAGAAAGCAAGCTAAGAGGGGGTGGTAAAAAAGGAATGTTTGAAGACTGATGCTAGTTAATACAGAGTATTTCAGAGAACAAGCAAAACGCTTTTTAGAAAAGGGTTACTACACAGATGCACCTGCAGGCAGTCAAGAGTTCTATAACTTCTGGACAGAAGAGTTAGAACGTTGCAGAAACGGGTATACAGTAGGAGATACTACTATTACAGGACACCATTATTTCTATCTGAACTACTGCCAGATTAAGCTGACGGAAGTACTTAAGGGAAAGACTGCTACAAAGAGCGTAGCATTTCCTCATTTTTGGGATGGGGATTACGAATACTTCTGGTTAATGGAGATCAGCCGTAATGGTATTACCAGAAATCGTTTAAATACTTTAAACCTATCTACTGATATTAAAGATGAGTGGCTTGACGGGGGCCATCATTTGATTGTGTCTAAAGCCAGGCGTAAGGGTTTCTCGTATAAGAACGCAGCCATTACTACGAATACCTACAATACAGTAAAGAATAGTTACACGCTGTTGTGTGCATTTGATAAAAAGTATCTGTACCCAAAGGGTATTATGACTATGGCAGCAGCTAACATGGATTTCTTAAACGAGCATACAGGTTGGTCCAAACGACGTAGCGTTGTAGACAAGCAGAACCACAAGAAAGCTTCGTACTTAGAGTACATAAACGGTCAAGGCGTAGAAAAAGGATACAAGTCTGAGGTTGAGGCTATTACATTTAAGGATAACCCAGACGCAGCTAGGGGTAAGGATGCAACCCTAGTAATATTTGAAGAAGCAGGAGCTTTCTCAAACTTAAAAAACACTTTTATGGCAACACGACCTACCGTCGAGGATGGTGGTGTTACTACAGGCCAGATGATAATATTTGGTACAGGTGGTGATATGGATGGGGGTACAATAGACTTTGAGTCTATGTTCTATAACCCCACACCCTATAACTTATTACCTGTAAATAATATATGGGATGATGGCGGAGAGGGTACAGATTGCGGTTGGTTCTTCCCATCTTTTAGAAACAAGGTAGGATTCATGGATAAAGACGGTAACAGTCTTGCTGAGCAAGCTTTGTTCCATGAAGAAAACGAAAGAGAACGAATTAAAACCGAGTCAAAAGATGCTAAAGTATACGATAAGCATATTACTGAATATCCATGGAAACCTCGTGAAGCTTTTTTACAAACTAGCAGCAATGTGTTCCCAACTGCTGCTTTAGTAGAGCACAGAGGTAATCTTATTAGATCTAAGAAGCTAGATAACATTGGAACTGCAGGATATCTAGTTGAATCACAGGATGGTATAAAGTTTAGACCGTCAGACAAAGCTAGGCCTATCACTAAGTTTCCGCATCAAAAAGGAGATGACATAACAGGTTGCGTAATAGTATACCAGTCTCCATATAAAGATGAGGATGGTATGGTTCCTCAAAACCTTTATTTCATAGCACATGACCCATATGCGCATGATACACAAACCGGGGCTTCTTTAGGATCTGCATACGTAATCAAGCGTGCAAACAATGTTAGTAAACCAGACAATATGATTGTCGCTAGCTATGTAGGTCGTCCAGAATCACAGGATGATTATAACCATACGCTGTTTATGTTATCTGATTACTACCGCGCTAAGGTTGGGTTTGAGAACGACCGAGGTGAGGTAATACCTTACGCTAAGCGTACTAAAAACCTGCATAAACTAATGGTTGAGGTTGAGCTTTTCGACCGATCTAACAATTTTAAGGCTAGAAATCTGGGACGTAATTACGGACTTTCTATGGGAAGTAAGCAACGTAAAGCTCAGGCTGTCTTATATTTAAGGGACTGGCTCAGGGAAAGACGTAGTAAAGATGCAGAAGGAGAATGGAAACTAAATCTACATAATATTTACGACATAGCCCTGATCGATGAACTTATAAAGTGGAATGATAATGGCAACTTTGACCGAGTATCGGCGCTTCTTATTGGCATGTTTTTTATGATGGACATGTACGACAAGCCTGTTACTGTAGAGAAAGAAACTGATGATTCCGGATTTTTTAATCGTGAACTATTTATCTAATGGCACATAATCACATACCTAAACAAAAGATACCTAAGTCTAAAAAGACGGAAAACTGGGGTATTGACTGTGTTAAAGGGTTTATAAAAGAGTCAACGTTTGCTGCAACTGGCAAACACGAGTTGCTAAAGTTTTATGAGGCGTATAACGGTCAGATGAAAGAGTCTGAGTACAACTACGTTACTAACCCATACAACTCTCAAGGACATCAGAAAAGAAACTTTCCTGCTAAGCTTAGAAACTATAACATCATTAAGCCTGTGGTTGATCTGCTGTTAGGGGAGAAAACAACTAGGCCTAACAATTTTATGGTTACAGTCAGCAATGAAGATGCTGTATCCAAAAAGGAAGAAGAGACTAAAAAGCTTATTCTGCAGAATTTACAAAGCATGTTTGTGAATGAGCTGAATCAGCAGGGCGTTCCAACAGGTCAACCTAATCAAGAAGCACAAACTCCTGACCAAGTAAAGGAGTATATGGAAACCACCTATCAAGATGCTAGAGCTATTGTAGGTCAACAGGTATTAAACTATTTAAAGGACAATCTAGATCTAGAGGATAAGCTGCAAAAAGGTTTCTTTGATTGGTTAGTTAGTGGCTATGTGTACAGCTATAAGGGCATCTGTATGGATGATTTAGACTACGAGATTGTCAGTCCCTTAGACATAGACTTTTCTAAAAGTCCTGATCTAGAATTTATTGAAGATGGTGACTGGATTGTTAGACGCCAGTTAATGAGCGCTAATGCTGTTATTGATCAGTTTTATGATTTGCTCTCAGACAAGCAGATAGATCAAATAGAAGATCAAACCAGAAACCGTTCTGGCTCTTTTGCTTTACCATTCTTGCAGCGTATGCAAGATAACTTCGGCGATAATGATCGTTTTGTTGAAGTAATGCACGTGTGCTGGAAAAGCTTTAGAAAGATTGGTGTGCTTTACTACATAGATGACTTTGGTGTAGAGCAGCAAACACTTGTAGATGACACTTACAAAACCAACAAAGATGAAGGTGAAAAGACCGAATGGTTTTGGATAAACGAGGTATGGGAAGGATACCAAATAGACAATGATATATACGTGGGTATCAACCCATTAGAAGGACAACGCAATGCGTTAAACAATATATCTAAGTGTAAGCTGCCTTACAACGGTAGAGCATACTCTAATAGACATGCAGAGAATGTCAGTGTAGTGTCTATGGGCTTGCCGTACCAAGTCTTGTACAATGTATTTCACTATAGACTAGAGTTGACTATTGCCAAGAACAAAGACAAGATCGCATTGATAGAGATGAACACTATTCCTAAACGTCATGGCTGGGATGAAGAGAAGTTCATGTACT